GAAGGAACCATAAAAGATCCTACGACTACAGCATTATAATCCTTTCTAGTTACAAGGATATTAGAAGAACCACTATTAAAAAGTCTTACAACAGGGGCGTTACTAACATTAGTGGCAGATCCTAGATTTGTTTCAGCAGATAATATTTTCATTTATTTTTTGTCCTTATTTTTCTTATTGTATTTTCTTGCTATTTCTAGCATTCTTTTTGCCTTTTCAGTTCCCTTCAAATTATTAGCATCTAATATATCTTGATCTTTAGGAGAATTTTTAAGAGCATCCTTATCATACTTATCTTTCATTGCTTTAGGTTTTTCCTTAGTACCCATATGCTTCTCTAAATCTGGTCTGCCTATATTGACACCAGGTATATTTGCTGAATTTTCAATAGAGTCGTCATCCTCCATTTGCTTTTTAATATCAGCAGGAATATCTCCATCAGGTAAAGCATCTTGTCTAGATTGATGAACCATTCCAGATAAACCTGTTAGTGCAGATACACCACCAAGTACGTTCCTCCAAGGGATTTTAGAAGCAACTCTTACTGCAGTAACAGCACCTTCACTAACTTCTCTTTTCTTTTTTCTATCCGCTTTCCATTTACGATGTTTCTTTTGAGTTTCCCATCTTTGATCATCACTAAATTTACCAGATTTTGCTGCTGGACTATTTCTAGTCTTATGTAACCAAGCAGATTTTTCAGAATCTTCTGTAGATGATTTATCCTTTGGTGAAGATTTTATAACTTTAACTTCTGGATTTTTCTCAGGATTAACTTCTTTCTTTTCTGTATCAATAATTGCTTTATTTTCATTTGGTGGATCTTTTTGATCTGGTGCTGGTGCTACCTTTGGTGTTTCTTTTTTAATCTCTGGTGTTTCTTTTTTAATCTCTGGTGTTACTTTTGGTGTTTCTTTTTTAATCTCTGGTGTTGCCTTTGATGTTTTCGTTTCAACCTTATCCTTTTTCTTTAATGTATCTAACTCTTTCTTATCTTTTTCTAAAGATAAATCTTTTGTAGTATCTTTAGATTTACCCAAGTCCTGTCCTACTTTTCCACCTACAGTTAAACCAACCAGACCAGAAGCAGCAGTTCTTGCTATTGCTGATGCTTTATCTGCTCTTAAAGTAGCACTTGCTGCTTTATTATATCTCATCCAACCTTTGGCATATTCTCTCTTAGCAGAATATGGTTTAGCTGATTTTAAATCTTGTTTAACTGTTGTTGCTTTAACATCAACAGTAGCATTACTAGCCTTTGTATTTGGAGTTTTAGTTATACTTGAACCTGAAGTTCTAGTTACACTAGAAGATGGTGTGGTGGTAATAGAAGACGATCTATTCTGTAATTTAGTTAATGCCCGTGATTTTTGAGTTGCTAAAGACCCTTTTTGAGATTTAACTATAGCACTTCCTTTATCTGCTCTTATTCTAGCAATAAGATCATCTGTTCTCTGGGAAAGAGTGCCTGGTTTTCTAGAAGTAGATACTGCTGCATCCATTCTACTCTGAAGTTTTTTACCACTCTTAATTTTATCTAATACTTCCTGTGCTTTTGCAGTAATCTTTTGTCTTTTTACTTTTGTAACTTTACTACCAATTTTTTTAGCAGTTTCAACACCACCAGTTAATGCTCTACTTGATGTTGTAGATACTCTATTTGATACTACAGGAACTGTGGATTGCCAGTTTACTTTATTAAGTCCTGGTTTTACCTTACTCTTAGTAAAAACACCTTTTACATCAGTACCTTTTAGAGACTTTGTTGCTCTTATCTTTTCAATATTATTAACTCTTTTAACTAATTCCTGAGACTTTTTAAACTTGTTTATATCAGCAGCACCTTTATTTCTTAATGCTCTAGCTGCTTTTGGAATCGCCCATTTACCTAATTTCCATAGTAGTCCAGCACCTTGAAGAGCACCTCTTACTAATCCTTCATCAACAAGATCACCTTCTACTTCATGTGAAGCAGCAACTACTTCTTTCTTTTTATCTGCTTTTGCTTGAATCTTTGTATAATCTATAAGTGCCTTTTCATTTGGTCCCTTAGACATATCTTTCTTATTACCTGAACCAGATATAGAAATTCCCTTATATCTTGTTCTATTACCTTCACCCAAAATATCTAATTCATTTCTCCAATTAGAAGAATTAAGTGGTTCTGCCTTAATTATATCTACAGTCTCTATTTCATTAAACTGAACGCCATCAGCATAATTCTGTACACTTATACCACCTTCAACTTCTTCACTTACTTTTGCTGTACCAGGTATTATCTCGTTAATTGCATCAGCATTTTTTCTCAATTTATTATTATATTTGTCAACAGTATCCTTTGTGTGTTTAACAAAGTTAAGTTTATCTTTAATAGAATCTACAATACCTTCATCAACCTGATCTTCTTTTATTTCAAATTGAGATCTCCAATCCGATAAAGATTCTTTCTTTACTCTAATATTGTCCATTGAACAAGTTATTTGGCGTTATTATTATTTAGAATACCATCTTTTAGCATCTTTGATAATTCACTGGTTGAACCAACAAATAAGGCATTATTCGTAACATTACTTGGTGCTTTTATAGCATCCTCATCCAAATCTTTAACTTTCTTCTGTAAATCTGCCAACTTATCTGTTGTATCACCAACTGACTTAATAATTTGTCCAGCAACTTCATATGCCCTTGGACTAGCACTTTCACCAGCAAGTTCCAATATACCATTAAGTGCTTCTTGACCTTTCTCTATTAATGAATATAATTGTGCTCTAGTATACTTATAGTCCTTGTCAATATCATCAGTAATATCAGTGGTTGCTTCCTTTCTTCGGACGCAACCATTTTCATTAACCTGCTGAACTTCAAGTTCAGTATTAAAAGTTTCGTTCAAATCATCATAATTATCTTTCATAATTAAATATCTATTTTACGAGTGGGACTGTACTCTTTAGAATCACCAAAAAATTCTCTGGTTTCTGTAAAACCAAAATCATCACCTGGTTCTATTAACATGTTGTCAGCAGCATCAATAACCTGGTCATCATTATAATCTTTCTTAGCAGTTGATTCTACTCTATATCTCATTTCACGGTTAGCAGTTCTCGTGTCAGTATCTGAATAGTAATCAACCTGAACCTTACGAATAAGTCCATCTGTAGTATCTGCGATAGGACCAAACATGTAAGACTTGGCAGTGAAATCTAAAGTATATATTAATGCTCTTCTAGTATCAAAGTTACCTTCATAATCATCAGAATAAGAAATGCCATTTAATATTAAAGGAATATCTCTTTTTTCACCAATAGAATTTACTAAGTCTACTGTTAATGTATAACCTGGTTGAAAGAAAGGTAATATCTGTTCAAGTATTTGTAAGGAATCGTCCTGTAATTTAGTTAGAATATTTAATTGAAATCCTAAATTATAAGGAACAGGCATGAATACTTTCTTAAATTTCTTACCATCCTTTGCTTTAAATGTTTGAGTAATACCAGATTTTCTTGACGGATCATAAGTTACAGATGTCATCTCAAATGACATTCTTGGCAAACTTATAGCAATTGCTTTATTAAGTTCTGGTTGCTGTTGTATTCTTGCTAAGAATTTTTGTCTAGGTCCATAAGCAATAGGAACCTTAGTATCAACAAGATCTTTTCCCGTATTATCTTGATGGCGAACATGTATATCATTAAATACTGTTCCAAAAGAAATAACAGTTTTTCTTATTATCTCGTGATAAAAATATGTACCAAACATTAAACTACACCAAAGGGATTAGATTCTGTAAAATCAATGATTTGATCAGCTTGGAACTCAAACTCATCACCATCACTATATTTATCATTAGCATCATCAGAATCATATGAAGCAGTAGCATATGCTGCTCCTGATATTTGTCCAACAATTTCTTCACCACTATAAAATCCAGCTACAGTTGATCCAATTCCAACATTTGTAACTAAAAGTATTTTAGTGTCACCGTCCCAATTTCTAACAGTAGCAGTTGTACCAGACCTAGAACCTTTAACTGTTTCATTATATTGATAAGTTCCTACACCAACCATAGATTCTGGATCAGCAATAGTTATTGTTGGTGTTGAAGTATATCCTTTACCTGGATTATCAACATAAACAAATTTAACAATTCTATTTTGTCCACTAGGACCTACAGATGATATACCAGTTGCTTGTACTCCATTTCCAGGAGCAGAAATAGTGACAGTAGGTGCAGTTCCATATCCAACTCCACCATCTATAACATTAACTCTAACAACACCATTATATCCAGATCCAATAGAGCAAGTTGCTGCTGCTCCAGTTCCACCACCACCACTAAAACTAATAGTTGGTGGAGTACTATATCCAGAACCAGCATTCAATACCAAAATCTTTTCTATAGAAGTGACATTTGCTCTGGTTGTCATTATACCAATTGCTCTAGTGGTATCATTAGCAGGTGAATCACTAAAGGTTATAGTTGGTGCTGAAGTAAATCCTGATCCATCATTATTCAAGAATATTTCTTCTACATATCCACTACCTATTGATGCTGTAGCAATAGCAGTTCTTCCAAGACCAACCAACTTAAGTGTTGTAATATAACCTTCATCCTTAACTTGAGTATCTATTGCTTCTATAGAAGTATCAATAACCTCATCTTCAAGTTCAAAGAGTTCACATTTAAGTTGATAAACATAATTCTTACCTAATTGGTAAAATGGATCTTCATGTTCTACAAACTTAACTTCAAATAATCTTTGTCCTAAAGGAAAATATATTAAATCACCTTCTCTTGGTCTAGATGTTAAAACCATTTCACTATCATCAGTACCATCATCTAAACCTGCCATAAATGGTGCGATGAAATCTTCAAATCTTTCTTTAGATATTGTAAGATCAACTTCATCACGAATATTCATACCAAATTTAGTTAATACATCACCAGCACCAGAATAACCCTCATATGTATTAACATATGCTTCTATACTGAAATTATCATCAAATTTAGAAGATTCTACTTCATTCCAAACATCATCAGTCCCTATAAATTTTCTTGGAATATATGTTATTTCAACACCAAACATTCTTAGGTGTTCGTTTATTAAATCTTGTGTTAGTCTTTGTTCTGACTGAGCACCTTGTAGGAAAAATGGATTTAATGCCATATTTTTATCCTATAAAGTCGTATGGTGGTAACTCATACTCAGAGAACATTCTACCTCGTAAAGTCTCCAATTCAGATTCTGCTTGCTGAAGAATCTCTGCTCCATTCATTTCTATGCCACCTGGTAACTTAACACCCTTAAATTTACTCATATTTTGACCCCATTGTCTCTTTATGAGAGCAGTGAGATACTGTTTTAAGAATACATCATTATAAACTTGAGTAAATGAATTTGGATCTAACGCTCTATAGCAATCAAGTATTAACCAATTACCTTTAGTTTCAGCACCCCAATCTATATCCAAATATAATCTATCTTGTCTCTTATTAAATCTTACTTGCTTATCAGTTGTTAACAGAAAATCAATATCTTCAAGATACGATTTTACCATAGCATACTGAAGCAATTCTACAGAATTAAAGTAATAAAGATCATTTAAAAATAACTGATACTTTATACTAAACATTCCACCAGATATTGAACTGGTATCAAATTTAAATATTTTCTCTACTCCAACTACAGAATCTGGAACCTGTAAAAAATTGGAAGTCTCATACCAATTACTTGTAGTAGTGCCATATCCAGATATATTAGTTGATGTTCCTGTTGTTGTTACAATGCCAACTCCATCAGTACCTTTTCCAGTTCCCCTATCAATATCATCTTGTGTGAGTTTGTATTTAAGATACATTCTCTCAACACCATCAAAATGACGTTCATTAAATAATTGAATAGCATCATCAACTAAATCATCTATTTGATCATCAGCAACATTAATTTCCAATACAGGAGCACCTAGCTTTCTTAAGCAATAATCAATAAGTCCTTGTCTGGTTGATGGTTTCGCCATTTATCTTGATGCTATATTATTAGTTGGTTTCTTAGGTTTAGGAGCAGACTCAATTTTTTCTTGTAATTCTGCTATATCTTGTAGAAGACTGTTTTTTTCTTCTTCAAAATCTCTTTTCATTGTTTCAATTTTTGCTTCTAAAAGAACATTTTGATTTAATGTATTAGAAAGTCTTTGATGATATAGATTCACTAAAACATTAACGTCAACGTCACTTCCATTATTTGGTTGTTGCATAATCTATTGTTAGAAAGTACCTCCGTCTAGTGTAGAAGTCCAACTAGGCTTATTAGTATATATCACACTAACAGAGGATGCTGTTACGGATAAGTTTTCAATTGCACCATTATTACCTTCTTTTCTTAAATTGTTAGTAGTATCAAATGTACCTTCAACACCAACCAAACTTATTGAATTACCAGTTAAACCAGTCTCAACAACACCATAAGCATTACTGGTATCTTGTCTAATAATATCACCAACACTAACTGTTACATTACCAGATAAACCCATGTCTATTTTAGTAACAGCAGTCAATACTTGTTTTGATGTGTTAACGGGAGATGCTACAGCATTAGTTGATGTCTGTAGTCCATTCTCATCAAAATATACAACACCGTGAGTATTGAAATCACCTGTTTGATAGTATATACCTTTAATATCAAGGAATCCTCTAGTTCCAGTTACTAAAGCATTAGCAGTACTAGCATCAGGAATATAAGTCCAAGATCTTTCTACAGCACTACTACCTGGATTTGTTTGGTCAATATAACCAAAGAATCCCATCTTATTATTACCAGCACCATTACTTGTATTGTATCCGAAAGAAATACCACGATCAGTATTAGTATCGTATGCGTGAGTAATAGTTAACTGTGTAGTGGTAGTAATACCAGAAGCAACTATTGTTTGATCAATAGTAACTATTCTAGTAGTAGTATCATACTCAGTAACTGTTGCTACACCAGATGCTGACAAAGCAGAACTTCCAGAAATAACATCACCAGTATTAATACCAATAACAGAATCTAAAGTAATTGTGCTAATACCAGTAAGAACAGGTTGTGTTACTGTTCTTTCACTAGTAAGATCACCCAAGTGTAGAATAGGGTCATTTAAAGTTGATGTTGTAGAGTTTACAGATGTTGTTGTTCCATCTACTTGTAAACTACCTTTTATAACAACAGTACCTTCATTACTTAATCCATCTGGATACGGGTCAATAAACAGAAGATCTCCACATCCTGCTTCAGTTTCAATAACATTAGAACTTATTCCAACACATCCAAACTTAGATCTACCAGTAACTTTAACACTAGTATCAAATTCCCATGAAGCACCAGTTACCTTTACATTATCATCACCGTCTTCATCATATTCTATTTTGGCATCTTTATCAGAACCAAATGACAGATATGTATCATCTACAACATTAACATGTCCATCACCATTAGTATTGAATATAACATCACCATCCACATTAGTAGATGATATTGTATTCAAATCCATTCTAAGGTTATCTACATTCCACTGATCAACCTTTCTCTGATTATCAAGTATCGCAACTATACCACCATCTTGGTTTCTTGTATTTTGAACACCAGCAATAGCACCTGCTGCGTGTTCCATCATAGAGGTGTAGAAATGACCACCTACTGAATGAACATTATTCCCATCATCACCAACATATATCCTATCCTTATATTGGTTGATACCACCGTAACTACCAATACCAGTTACATATGCTAATTCACCCCAATTTAGACTGGCGGGTTTATCAGTACCAGAGGATCGTTTGATCCTTATAATACTAGCCATTTAAAAGTTACCCCCGTTAATGTTTAAATTTTGTTCCGTTCCAGGTGTTAATTCATTAGTAGCATCCCATTTCTGGGTTGCTGAATTGTAGACTAATACCATTCCATTTAACAGAGTCGAGGCATTGACATCACTGAGCTCTGAGAGAGATAGTCCCTGAGCACCAGCAAGTGAGGAAACAACCTTCACTGCATTATGTTGCCCAATTCGTACCTTAATGTCTGCCATTTATGTAAGCAATTCAGAATCTATATATTTATTTATGTTATCTGATTAGTTAAATTCTTAAGTAGTTGTTTAATCTCATTAATATCATTCTTCATCGCATCCAATTCTGCTCTTTCATCAAGTTTTTTGTTTTTTCTAGTAATATAGTTACTATATCCACTAGTATCCGTACTGACTATAGCACCTGTTTTCTCATCACGAAATAGATCTTTATGTCCTTCAACTGGTATCATGCTTTTTTAACTGATTTGGATTTTTTTGCTTGTAACCAATTTGGAATAAATCCTGGAGCAACTCTTATAAATCTTTGATTTTCTTTCATTTTTTCAGCAGGAGTTCTAAACCACTGAGTACCAGGACCTAACATCTGTTTAGGTGTTAAACCACCACCAACTGAGTAATCTTCTATAAACTGTTTAAAGGTTTTCATATCTGATTAAACGGATATTGTTTTAATTTATCCTCAACAGTTCTAAGATCTATTGGGAGATGAAATTTTACTAATTTACCAGATCCACTAGGATCTATAATAAATTTAGTTGCTGGATTTACAGAATTCCTCACGCTAAAGCAATTGCTCTAAAGTCTTTAAGTCTAATAGGAACACATTCATTAGTAGATGTCATTACAATCTTAATTGTAAATCCACTAAACTGCTCCAAATCATTAGCAGTAAATTGGTATTCTGAGAAGTCCTCTTGACCATTCTTCTTAACTAAAGCATCTGCTCTACCATCATTATTAGATGAATCTATAACAGTATCACCAAATCCATCACCATTACTATCGATTAGATTCTTATATCCTGGGAATGCTCTATATGATTGTTTAACTTCACTAGAATCTCCAGTAAATAATCTATAATAAACTCTAAAGTCTGCTTCTGGTTGAACATTAGCAGCAACAAATACTTTCAAAGAAGTTGATGGTTGCTTTAAGTTAACTTTCTTTGTAACATAAATTGATCCATGTGGATCTCCACTAATTTGATTTGTTCTATCATCAGTGGCATAATTATCCGCACCAATTGGATTATTAACTTTATTTCTACCAAGAATAAAGTTTGCATTCTGAACATCTAATACTGGTGATAAATTAGGATCACTTGAATTAAAATCAACAGTTAGAGTAAGAGATTTATTTCTAGGTAAGGAATCTAATCTCTCTGCTTCATTAAGTTTAGAAGCAACAAGTCTAGGAGTTGGGAAGAATGTTGTTTCATTAAGAATAGTAGGTTCAAATCCTTGATCGATAAAGGAAACCTCATTACCATCAGCACTAGTACCACTTATAGTTCTAAAGGAAGAACTAACACGAGTTGTACCTGGTGTGATAACATTTAATTTAGCAGAACATGAATTAAACTGATGATTTTGTGATATTGAAGAATTTGATCCACCAATAGCTCTTTCATTAGTAAAACTAATTTGATTTTTTCCAGTTGATCTATTTCCACTACTTATTAGTGATCTATCTATTTCTAAGAAATAGTTGTCAATATTAGAAGCATCTCTCAATGTTTGAGTACTAGGTATATCATGATCAGTATTAATCATAACTAAAGGCATACCATTAGCTTCATATGGTTGAATACTATCACCCTCAAAATGAGATAAAGCAATAGTATCACCTTGCCCTCTTGCTGATAGGCTTAATATATTACCAGGAGAAGTAATATAATCTACAACTTCACCATTAATTAATGCCTGTCCTCTATCAGTTGAAATTCCACCAAAATACTTAAACTCTGGATTGGTACTAGCAACAGAAACCTGTGTATCACCTTGACCAAGATCTTGCGTAATTGTTGTCTTAACTGTATCGGGATAAACTCCAGTAATTCTAATTTTGTTATTAACTCCATGATGTGCATGATTATGCTGTATCACTTCTAAGACATTTCCAGAATTTTGATCACTAACAACAACAGAATCTGCTGAATGTTTTGCGTTATTGCCTAAAAGTGTTCTTGTATCATTTGCTGCTCCATAATGAATAATATTGTCATTAGTAACAAATTTCTCACCCTGAACATCAGTTAAGAATAATGTATCAATATCTGCTTTAATATCAGTTACTACAAACTGAGCACCAGCACCTCTATTCAAATCTGAAGTACCTTCCACATTAAGTGTTAAAATTTCACCTACAACATAACCAGAACCATTTGTATTACTATTAATTGATTTTACAACCCCATTAACATTATCAATTGTAACGTTTGCTGTTGCTCCTGTTCCACTACCATTAGAAATGAACTCAGCAGCAGCAACATTTTTATCGCCAGATTGTTCAGCAGTAGTACCTGCAGAATATCCAGCACCCTTATTGATAAGTTTTAATTTAGCAGATTCTATTGGACCACCTCTATCTTCAATTACACCAGTAATTGAATTGTCTTCTTTATCTGTTATTAAACCAGTACTGATTTTTCTTCCAACTGGAATAGACTCAGCTTCTGTTTCAGTGATATTTGTAACTGAACATCTAATTTTTCTTGGTAATGTTCTAACTGGGTTAGTTGGTAATCTCATTGTATTACCGTTACCAGGTTCAATAGAAGTATTATAGAATGTAGCAGTTCCTGAAGAAGCAAATGCTGCTTTTCTGAGAGTAAATTTAAGATCTTGATACTGACTTGGTGTCCAAATTGAACCGTTCTGTGATTTAAATAAACTACCACCAATATACTGTTTAGTTACCACACCAAATTGTGATTGATCACTGGTTGCTGGTAATCCTACAGGTGGAGTGAGATTCTTTTCACCCATAGTAGCAACATACATCTCAAATCCATCAGATCCTGGTGATAAGAATACGATAGCATATTCTTTTCCAGACTCTAGATAAATTGGTGATGGGAATTTAACAGTTGTTGCTTCGGAAGCATCAGTTGAAACTTTAATTTGATCTGGATTTAATGTAGTCTGAGCAAAATCTTGAACAAGGAAAGTAGTTGGTGTTCCCAATTCAACTTCTCTAAGTTCAACAAAAACTTTAGCATTATCATCTTTAGTTCTAAAGAATACATCAACAGAAGTTAAAAATGCCCCTGTTTCATCAACAGTAAATGATTGTGCTAGAGGATCCCTATACGGTGCTTCTACTCTTGTTGTGGAAGAATCAGAATTTACATTTACCGTACTAGTAATCTCATTAGGTTTTTGTGCAGGTGGGGGTGGGTTTCTAACTCCAACAGTACCTGTAGTTTGAGTTAAGATAGTACCAGTTGCCCTATATGTTCCTGTGGCATCACTAGAAAGAGCACCAGCACCTGGAGGAACAAATTCTCCTGTTGTATTGGCAGTTATCCTAAATGTCTTTGTTCCAGTATAGAATAATACTGATGGTTGTGGTGTTACATTAGCATCTCTAAAGAACCATGCTCCAAGAACATCTCCCCAATTATCAGACATTAAATCAATATTGGTTACAGTTGCTTCAGTTCCTGTTGTCTCTCCAATAAGTGTTGCTCCTTTAAGAACATAACCCCAATAATTATCACTATTTGCTAAAGCAATACAATCACAGTTAAACAATACTGAAGTTGAAGAATATGTAGAAGCAGGACCAGGTCTTGACATATCAAATGGATCAACCGTATATTTCTCTACAGTAACTGCAGGATGTCCTAATCCAGCAGCAAATTCTGGTCTATTAGTATCTCCAAACTTGTGATTAGGTGCTTGTGCCTTAACATATCCTATCTGAACACCTCCGTTCATAACTTTAACATTTTCACCTACGGAGAATCCAGAAGATCCTGATGTTGTTGTAATCTCAATTAATTTAGGGAAGACATCTGGTACACCACTATCTAATTTGTGAATATGCTTTGTATCTGGTTTTAATCCATTAGCAGCAAAATAAACATTTCTAGATCTCATAAATGGATCTGTTGCACCACTTATCTTAACACTCTCAATATAATCCATTTCTCTATTATCACCAGTCATTTGATTGGTGAAACTAGTTTCTACTGTTTGTGTTGTAGTAGTTGTGGTTGTGGTTGTAGTGTCAACATGATTTCCATCAAATACATCTTGATCCGTTTCAATTTCTTCGGAAGTTACAGATACATCAGTATCAGTCGTAGTTGTATCTGAAACAACGTTTGCTATAGTATTCCAAGTATTTCCTGTTGATTCTTGCCTAAAGTTATCAATATAAATTGTTCTAGTCCAATTATCTGATGGTGGATCTAATTTAACAGCACCAACGTATACAATAACATTAAATGGGTTGATATTTTCAAAACCAGATGCCTGTGGTTGATTAATCCATTCTACTTCATCATATTTAAGAGTTATTAAATCACCTGTTTTTTGACAATTTGGATCTAATAAACTTAAATTAGATGACATATCAGCAGTTTGAACATCAATAGCAGGATTAACTCCTAGTTCTGCTTTCATTGACCAAGAATCAACAGCACTAATTAACTCTTGATTAATTACATCAACGTCACATCTAGAAGAATCTTCGCCATTAAAATTGATAAAATCTCTATTTTTGAAATCATTAACAACAAAACCACTCTTAAATCTATCTGTACCATCAGCATCAGTCACTTGAAGAGACTTTGTATCTAATTCAAGTGCCGTTAAAGAAGTCATTACTTCAAGATTGGAAATCCTCTTTTCAAGTTTTCCAATATCTCGCATAGTAAATCTTCTATTATCATACATTCTTATTGCTGGTCCTTTGACGGGATCATACAAATATGGGGGTAATGTTATTTGTGCGATCTCCATAGAATCACCAACCTCAGTAGGTGGTGCTGGTCTATCATCAGATACACCTTTTATTAATTTTACCTGTTCATTCTTATTAATAACTAACTTATCAATTCTAGGTAAGTAATAACTATATCCAACAATAGTACTTTCATCTGGAGTAACAACGTATCTAGTTGTTGTTTCAAATATTCTATGACTATAAGCAAAAGGTGATTTCGCATCTGTTGTAAATGGAAGATCAGATTCTACAAACTTTCTAACTCTTGGTCTAAAATCAAGAACATCAGATGCTCTATTACCAGCAATAGCTGGAATATCCTTAGTGTATCTCTCCTTAGTATATGAGTTTACTGTAAAGAAATCTCCACTTGTATTTGGAGCTACTTCATAGTAATCAAAAATAATTAATAATCTCTTAGAAGGTTTACCAGAAGTACCTTTTCTAACAATTCTAGAGTAATCTGAGAACTGTTTTCTATGACCTTTATCAAGATCATAATTATCTGTTCTATCAACATAACTACCCTCTGTCACTTTCTGGGCTACAGAACTTATATTTGATTCCTTAAATTTTACTGTTTCACCTTTTACAAACTTATTACCATTTAAATAAACAAATTCAGTTGTTGTTGCACTTTTTCTATTAACAACTTGACCAATCGCCCTACTTTGAGTACCAATAACTTGTTCTCCAACATAAGTATTAACATCTAATCCTAAACCAGAAACAAATTCTAAAGAATCTAAAACTGGTGTTGCTGTATTTGTAGACTCATATACTGCCAATACCTTTACGGCATCTGGAACATTCAATGATATTTCTTGATCTTCTACTCTTAAACCATATGATTTACTTTGAGACAGACCACTTGCTTCTGTAGAAACATTATTTGATTTTGTTACTTCTAGTTTTTCACTTCTAATATAATTTTTTGTTCTACTAGCAATTCCTAATTTCTTTAACGTAACATTTACATCAGCACTTCCACTAGTCTTTGCCAATGCTTTGAAATTAATAACAGATCCTCCAGTAGTAATAACTACTTGATCTGAAGTTAATTTCTCTATAGTACCATCAGAATAATGAATAGAATACTTCTCAGCATCAAATGGTTCAAAAAATGCTGTAGTAATACCTAGAGCACCATCTTCACCCGAATTTTCAAATGCTTCACTTGCATTAATTGTTATTCCAGTAGCAGATACTGTTCTATTTCTAAGTTGTCTAGTAATAGTTAAGTTTGAACTTGAAAAATCAGCAGAAGCAATATTTTTCTTTGCTAACTTACTGTATAAACCAGAGCGATTGAGATTTATAAGTCTAGGTGACATTACTGAGAATGTTGACTCTGACTTTGCTCCACCACTTAACTTCATACCATTACAAAGATTATCAACAGTTTCTATAGTATCAAAAGTTAATTCTGTCCCATTTGCTGATATTGCTGAAACTCTATTCCATTTTGGTACAGGAACAGAATTACCATCAATAGTACCTGCTACATTATATTGAATAATACTATCGGTTTTTATACCAATATTACCACTAAATCTTCTATTTAAAGATGTTCCTTTATCATCTTCAACATTAAGTATATCTCCTTTTGAGAAATTAGGTAAAGTTCTTGGATATAAAACAGCATCAGCACTAAAAGCAGCACCTAATCCACCAATATCATCAGATTGTTGGAAAACTGATTTTATATCATCAGTTGTATATGTTGTAACTGCTTCTATAGTTGCTGTTGAAGTATTAACACCAACATTACTTGTTCTTTCATTAAATACTATTTTTTCACCTTGTACAAAAGTACCTGATGTTTGAATAATATTAATTTCATTGGTATTAGGATGATCCTCTACATATCCTGTAGCACCACTATTCATACCCCTTACTCTAGAACCTGATGGTGCTAAAGTTCCTGATTGATACAATAATCCACCTTGACCTGGATCTATCGTAAGAACTGTATAAGTTTGTACATCATATAAGAAAAGATCCCATTCAGTATCATCACCCTTATAAGTATCGTCTGAAGCATTAAATGAATATACTCTTGCTTGTCCAACTACTGCTGACCCAACGTCATTTTGAGGTGTAGCACCTGAGGTAGATCCTTTTCTTCTAGCATAAAGAGCAACAGTATTACCAACACCAACTTGTGCAGCACCACCCTTTTTAGTACCAATACTAACAAAAGGAGTTCCTTCTACATTGTTAACTCTTAAGAGACTCCCCATCCTGAATGGGACACTCGATGATTTTATTGTTTTAGTATCTCTTGGCTTATCAACATCAAGAACTGTAGTACCTGGCAAAGGAACGTCAAATCCTCTAACATATGCTTTACCTGGAGACAACTTAACACACATTAAATCGTCTGTTGGTGTGCCACCTTCATCAGTTTTTTCTGTATCTAGATATAGACCATTAGATCCTATCTCATCATTAAGAGAATTTTGGACAGTTACATTAAATGGATCTAAAGCATAGTTACCAGATTCATCATATGTTCTCTTAGCAATCCACTTTCTAATTTCAGAGTATACTGTTGAATTTTGTATCTTTTTAATTTCACCCTTTCTAACTCTAACTAATTCAACAAAATTAATATCATCAAAGTCATCAAGTGCTTTTTTAGTTAATTTTGTAGTTATTCTAAATCTATCAGCACCAGGAGCAGCGTAATTTGTAAATCCTTTAGCATTATCATTTAAACTAGTATCATCATTTGATGTTACAATTTCTTCAACTATTTCAAAACCAACTCTATATGATGGTTTATTTGAATATGGTTCTAAAACAACTGTTGCTTTTGGTACATCTACAAAAGTTCCTCTTAAGAAATATACACCTTTATCGACACCTACGGCAGAACCAGTTGCTGTAGGGTTATCAGAAACTAAAGTTAGTACAGTATCTCCAGAATTTATTGTTGTATTACCATAAGTAACATTCTCTTCAAGTACAATTATCTCACTACTTGGAAAATGTGTACTTTCACCAGCAGTATCTGAACTTGTATATTTAACAAATATTGTAATTTCATCAACACCTTCTTTTGGTGGTAGAATATAATTTATAATTTTTGCTGAAATTTGAGATGTCTGACCTTTTATTTTAGTTCCACCATTAGCTATTAAAGCATCAAGATAAATGCTAATATCTATTCCTAAATGATCTGGATTTACTTTACATGAAAAATATGTACTATCATATGTAACAGATCCAGGAATAACCATAGATCCTTCTTTAAAGATATGATTACCAAAAGATTCTACCTGATTCTGTAATATTGATTGTAATCCTGTTAATTCTCTTGCTTGAACTGGGTATCCAGGTTTAAACAAAACCTTATAATAGTTCTTCGCCTTATCAAAATCATCGTAATAAGGACTTATATTTAAATTAGTCTTTTGTGGCATTTTACTTTAGAATTCCAGGATGATTTTAACGTCTTCTTTTTGTCGCTCATTTCGAGCAATCAATGGTCGATGGTCAATATAAACCAACTCCCCTGATCCTTTATTTATCTCGGATTTCGCCAACCCTTCTGTGAAGGCCATTCCTAGATCAACTTGCTTATTTCCAGTAGGATTAGTTGTGATTCCAGTATACTTATTATTGATATAACCCTTAAATCCAGAAGTTTTTCCTTCAACAACACCATCAGATGAAGTAAAGGAATAATGTCTACCCAATGTAGATATACCAATATAATCTGTTTGATCCTGAGATCCACTATAATTTAATGATCTATCAGTAAAATATTTTAATACTTTAGTATCTTCATCAAATGAAGCAACATATGCTCTTGCTTTAACTGAAGCACCAGACAAAGCATCAGTTTGTGTTTGCTCAATTACTTCACCTACTTGTGGATTTCCTGTCACTTGTTGAGTTGGATCTTGACTTAATTGATCATCTTTAAATAACATAGCATCTAAACATGAAAACTGATTTTCATTAAAGACTGTTACTTGATCAATCTTAGTAGGATTTTTTACTATACCAACTACAGCAAATTTAGTATCTACTGGGAAATCTTTAGTACTATCATCAAATCTAGCATAAATTAAAATCTTATCGGTTCCCAATTCTTGATAAATGTCATAACCATGTCCTCTACTTGGAGGAATAATAGGAACTAATTTAGCACTTGATCCACCTGAATTGGTATTAACCGCACCCAAATCAACTAATCCATAACTATATCCCTTACCACCAGAAGTAACGGTTATATCAGTAATATTGCCATCAGAATTAACATCAACTCTTGCTTTAGCACCAATTCCATCACCAACAATGTTAACTTCTTGTCCAGTTAAATTTGAATAAGATTTTCCAGCATCTTCAATATATACATGTTTAATTTGGTTATTATTTAAAATAGAATCTCCATTTTCTCTAACTGCTCTTATTTGAGGATCTGTGCTAGTTTCCCAATCATTAGGAACAGCAACATATTCAGTAGAATCAAATTTAATAATATCACTAGGTGAAACTGTAAATAGATATTTCCACAAATACCCATCACCACTACTACCAGCTTTAGATGGTTCTAAATCAGTAAATGTTGGCTCATCTTGAGATACATTTCCTTTAGCAGTCTGAGATGTATTAGAACCATATCCACCATTATCAATACAAATATAAACTTTGTATTCAGAGTTCATTACATAATATCTGGATCTGTATAACTTATTTGCTTGAGTATTTGGACTTTGATTTTCACGACTATAATCATCACGATAAATCTCATATCTTTCACCAGCTTTCCAGTCAATTCTCTTAATAACTCTTCTTATATTCTTTGCTTGTATTTTCTTACCAAACATCATAATATCTCCAACATGAGCATTGCTGGAAAAACTATCAAGTGGTCTAGGTGTTTCTGAAGACTGATTCCAAGTTTCGGATCTACCATACCCTATAATACCACCCTCTTTTGTTTGGGTTGGGTTTGGCAAACCAATAAAAACGTAGTAGTTATTATTTGTAACAGAATCTACAAAATTACTAGCGTTAAGTATTCTAAATTGGTCAGTAACAATCGCTGGCATCTTAAATATACTTTTATTGTTTATTTATAGTCATTATAATACTTGTAATCTAATAGCACCTGTATTCCTCAATCCTTTAAGAGAACCCAATACATTATTTCTCCTTTGAATTGTTGGGAATGTAGATAAACCAGAATCAATAGTAAGTCCAGTTACACCAATTGAAATTGGACTTGCTTCTCTAGTTGTGGTGTCTCCATATAATCTACCCCAAGTAATTTTACCCAAACAAGTAGTTACCCCAACATTTCCAGTTAGATATCTACCTGTAGAAGCTAAACCTACATGGTTAGTTGTACTTAGTACATTACACTTAATCTTGGCAACCTTATCACCTGCTACAGTTATTGAATGTACCTTGTAAATATTATCTAGGAAGGTTGTTCCTATACCAACAATTGAAGTATCATGACTATCAACAGAAGTAACACCATCACCAATAGATGTTTCTTTAACTAGAATTGGATATCCTGCCTGAAGTAAACTTGCTTGCTTACCATCAGTTACGTTAAAGAAGAACTCAAGAGCAAGTGGATGTCCACCAGTTCCAACAGCAGTTCCTATACCTGTAATAATACCAGTAAATCCTTGTCCATACTTAATAAGATTAACATCTTCAGTCTTATATAAAGGATTTTCAATTATCACTTGAGGTGCTACCTTATATCCATATCCAGAACTTGTAATTGTTAATGCTGTCAAAGATCCATTTGAAATTGTTGCTGTAGCAGTAGCAGTAGATCCAATACCAACACCAATTTCTGGTGGATTTGATATTCTAACAGTAGGTGTAGTCAAATAACCTTTACCATTGTTAGCAATTGTATATGAAGTAACCTCAGTATTTCCAGTACCAACATTATTACCCAAAACTAAAGTAACATCTGCAGGAGTTTGATCTGGAGCTGCTGGCATTAAGATGGTATCTACAGCATCTACTGTAACACCATAACGCTCAGAACTAGGAAGACGAAGTGGTCCTTCTTCATAGAAGAAAATTTCAGCATCATCTACAAATATTCCATCTTGTAAATCAAGACCTATACCAGAATCAATTTTAACATCTGAAATAACTTTTGCTGTAGGGTAAACACAGGGTTCAATAGATTCTCTATCTTTACTTACTAAACTACCTTCAATAATCTTATCAACCTTCTGTTTTTCCCAATCAACTGGTCTCCATATAAAATCATCCAAACTATCAATACCTGGACCTGTATAAATGTCAGTTTCAAGAATATCAGAAGATAATATTTCTTTAACTGTTCTATTTCTATTTTGATCTAATCTACCAGGAACATAACGAAGTAATCTAATATCATCACCTGGTTTTATTGTTTCTTGAATGTCGATAATCTCAACATCAATACCTCTTTGTCCAAGATAGAAGAATATATCAACTTTATCACCTGTATCAGGTGCTTCAGTGAATGTAAATGTAGCACCACCTTCAAACTGATAAGCGATACCAGGTGTCTGAATAACACCATTAACAAAAATAAGTAATACTGCATTCAAATCTATATCTGAAGATATAGAATCATTTTCATCAGTTTCAAAACTTAATAGTTGTCCATTAAAGAATAATGGGAATCTTCTTCTAACACCATTCTGGAGATTTTCGATATTATCAATAAAGTCAATTTCACCAAACTGCCAAGCAGCAAAGAAATCATTAAAGATTTCAACAACTTCAAGTTCAAACTCTTTAAGAGGTTCTCTTAATTCTGAAGATGTAACCAATCCAATAGGCTTAAATCTATCACCAACCTTAAATGAATGACCAGGTCTTGATATAGCAAAATCTGATATTTCAAATAATGTTGATCCTATACCAACAGCAGTTGAAGCAGATCCTACCTTTATGTTAAGCAATAGGTTCTCACCAGTATCTGTAGTCTTACCTACACCTAGTCTAGAAACACCAACTATAGGCATATCTTCATAAACTGGTTGAGGAATCATTAATTCTGGATTTACATATCCAGATCCACCATCCACAATAGTAAATTCTAAAGCACCACCAGTACCAGCAGGAGATTTACCAACATTTACAGTAAATTTCTTAGTAGAAACAATAGTCTCTACACCCATAAAGGTATCATAATATGGATCAGTTGTTCTTGGATAAGCATGGTTTGTGGAGTACTGATCTTTGTTACACTGGAAAACTAAAGATCCAGTAGCAAATTTAACTCTATTATTTGCTTTCTGAATGTTATTTTCTACAGAACGTAGATATTGATGTGCTGAAATATTTGTAGAAGGTAGTGTTGATAATGCTTGAATTTCAATTTTATCAGCACCGTCAATTGTAATTTGAACCCACTTATTAGATAAAGGATCAGTACTTCTTGGATAAGAATGCTCACTAGCATAATTGTCCTCAGAACACTCAAAGAATATAGAATTATCTTCTAACTTAACCCAATCACCATTAGATAATCCATGATTAGTAGTTGTAGTTATAGTACAAACACCAGCTCTTGGGTCATATATTGCAGTATTTGTAGATAACGTATCTGAAGCGGTAAATCCATGAGCATTAGCAGTAGTTACTGTCATAATACCAGACTGAGGATCATAAGCAGCAGTATTAGCAGTAAATGGACCACCAACATCAGCAGTTACACTTTCTATCTGTGCAGGTTTTCCAACATTACATGTAATTTTTTGAGCAGTTACAGCAGTAATTGCTAAAGGAGTATTATATGCTGGATCAGTTGGTCTTGGATAAGCATGATTTGATCCATGAGAATCAGCATCACATGTCATGATTATTGCTTTGGGAGCAATAGTTACTGTATCACTAGTAGTGAAACTATGATTACCGATTGTTAATGTGAAATCTCCTGTACTTGGAGTATAAACAGCATTACTAACATCTCTCTTAACACCAGCAACAGTAACAGCATCACTTATAGAATCAACATATTTGTGTGTTCCAATAGCATTTACAAACTTATGTCTATTTGGTGCTACCATTGCGGTTACAACTGCTCCAGTTCCTGCTCCACCACCAGGTCCAATATTGGTTAATAGTGTATTCTGTGAAGCACCAGTAATAGGTAAGAATGTATCATATGCAGGATCAGTTGCTCTTGGATAAGTATGATTTCCAATGAAGTTATCTTTAGAACACTTAAAGGTTAATGAATTGGTAGCAATCTTCATTGATTTTGTTGCTCTCACACCCTTTGCTATAGATGAAACATAAGTATGTGGATAGAAACCACCAGACTTAACAGCACCAGTAGTAGCACTGACAAATGTATGAGGATCTGTGTTTGTTGAGGGTACAGAAGTCAATACTTGTAGTGTAATAGAAGTCTCTGTTACCGATTGAATTGGAATAGCAGTGTTATAATAAGGATCAGTAGATCTTGGATATGACTTTTCAGCAGCAGAACCAGTAGCACCACCAAATCCACAACTAAACTTCAATGATAATGGATCTAATCTAACTCTTTCACCAGCTTTTAGAGTATGAGCTCCTATTTCAAGAACCATTAATCCAGTATTTGGATCATAACTCGTACCTGTTAATTGTGGAGTCCAACCAACTAATGGACTCATTCCAACCTGAACCTCAAACTTATTATTATTTGCTTGAGAAACTAATAACCACTTATCTCTTGCTGGATCACTTAATCTTGGATAAGGATGCTCTGTAGTATTACCATCCATATCACATTTGAAGGTAATTGCTCCATCTACAAACTTAACTTGTTCATTATTAGTAAAGACTCTTGGAACAAATACACAACCATCAGTAGCACTTACGAATAAATGAGGATCTGTATTTGTTGATGGTGTTGTTGTTAATACTTTTACAGTAATTGTTCCAGCTAATTTATCAGCAGCAATAACATTCAAATAAGTATCATATGCTGGATCAGCACCTCCACCAGCATTACCTGTTCCAGAAGATCTAGGATATGATTTGTGAGAATCTATACCAACCTGATTGTCAAAAGTACAACTAAATGTTATTGAATTTGGAGCAATCTTAACTTTATCATTAGTATCTACATCATGATCTCCAATTTCAAGAACCATATTACCTGTTGTTGGATCATATGTAGCACCACTAACATCAAAATTTGTACCAGCATATGCTGTTAAAATACCAACTCTAGCATCATACTTAGCATCATTAATATCAAGATCAACTGGTTCTGGTATTCCATGTACCTCTGTTGTGAATAATAAACTACCAGTTTCAGAATTATAATCCGCTAAAGTTGGATTTAGATTCTGACCCATGAATGATCCTGTATATGCTGTTATCGCATCTGTAGTAGCACTTACAAACTTATGAAGATAATTGATATCAGTAACACCAATAGAAACTGGTTCACGATATCCAGATCCTGGTGTCAACTCATCATAGAACGCATATACACCACCACCTTTCAAATAGTTGTGATGAATACTAGTAATACCAACATTAACTTGGAAACTTCTTTCTGAAGTTACTCCAACCAATGGAATAGGTCTTTCGTGATTTTGGAATATTGATGTAGTAACTCCAATATAGTTTAGTGATTGGACACAATCAGTAGTAGCACTTACAAATGTATGTGCATCTGTATTGGTAGGTGTTACTCCAAATAGTACATTAACCTTGAAAGTATCAGTAGTAACATCAGATATGTACATATATCTGTCATAGGCAGGATCAGTCTTTCTAGGATATGACTTTTCAGCAGCAGAACCAGTAGCACCACCAAATCCACAACTAAATGTGATTGATTCTTCTTTTAATTTAACTGAATCACCATTTGAAAGTCCATGACCAGCAATTTTTATAACCATATCACCTGTTGCTGGATTATATGTTGTACCAGTAATAGGTTGACCAATAGTGTATGTTGGGCAAGTAAAATGTAGATCTTCTAATTTAACTGTTTCTGGACTCTCTAAAGCAAAACCATGAACAGTATTAGTTGTAACTGTCATAATTCCAGTAACAGGATCATAATGAGCAGTCTCAATACCAGAACCAATAGGACCTACTGAAGAAGCAATGCTTACAATACTATCAAGTACACCATTAGTTTCTTTTGCTAAAACTCTAGCACCAACTAAAGGAGCATAACCAAGTCCAGTCGTTGATCCCATAGAAACAATGAGTCCACCTCTTGGAAGTTGATTTTGATTAATATCAAACTCAGATTCGATTTTTTGTCCATTTTCAGAACTAATTCCAGTAAATGTAACACTAGATACGCCAGCAGTAGCATTTCCTTCTATTTCATAATTATTACCTAAGTTGTTTAAAGTTAATGGTGTCTGGAATACCCCATTAATGAATAGAATTCCATTTCCAACACCAACACCAGTAACAGTATTAGCACCACCAACAGTTAATGTGTATGTCTTACCTATTCCAGTAAAGGAATCTGAAATATCATCAAATACCATGTTGGTATCATAATTTGTCCTTAAGAATGTTCTACCACTATATTCTGCTCTAACATAAGGAATATTAGTATCATTTCTTCTTGATCTAGTATTACCTTTAGGTGGATCTAAGAACCATGCTGTACTATCAACAATATTGAATGAACCTCTATGTATTCTTACTTCGTCTCCAGCACTATGAGTAGAAGCATCAATTCCTAAAGCACCTCTCTTAACCCTAACTACAGGTATGGATGCCCAATCCTCACTAGAGTTAATTGTCGCATCAACTTCTGTGGCAAATCCAACTTGCTCAACCTTCATATACTCATTATTAATCTTTAATACATCTCTTGGTTGAACTGAACTAATTCCACTTAAAGCAAATTGAGAAATTCCAATACCAATATTAGAAGGTAAACTATGCTTTATCGCAGTATATGTAACTGGTTGTTGAACAATTCCATCAAGACCAATAACAGTTTTACTCAATTTCTTGGTCATCTCAAACTTATGAGCATTACCAGAACCATTAGTTGTTATTGTTATTGGATTTCCTACATCAATATATTCTTTTCTAGAATATATTTGGAATTTATCAGCACTACCTGCCTTAACAAATACTTTTGATGGCATAACAGTAACTAAACTACCATCAGCATCTAATGTAGCAGCGATTCCAACTGAAACAGGAGGAACACCAATAAAAGTAGATTCTGGTGTATAAGTTAATTCTTCATTTGTATTAAAGAAATGATTTGGTATAGCGAAAGTAGTTCCAGCACCTGGAGTTGAATCTGTTATAACCCTTGTAGTGTCTGTAGGATTAAATTTCTTAACATATATTGGAATACCTTGATATGTTAAATTGAAATTAACTTTATTACCTCTTGTTCCGTTAACACCATCATATGATGTTAATAATAGATCACTAGTAACAGGACCATATTGTAGAACATCTGGTTCATTAGCAAAATCGTTAATAGTATTAAAGACTTCATTATATGATTGAACCTCAACTAATCCAGTATCATCTGGATAGAATACTAAATTTACATTTTGAGTATCTGTTTCTGATCCAAAAGTACCTAAACCAGAAACTTCACCAATATGAGGATATTGAACAGTAATAGCATCATTATTCTGATCATGTATTAGAATTGGTTGATGTATAGCAAATTTATCACCCTGTCTAACTTTAATAATAGATTTAACAGTACTATCAATAGTTCTATCAATTGATGCCACAGTTACACCTGTACCAACTTCAGTTGTGTTATATGTTGATTCATACCTAGCAGTTCTTTCTGCCCCTTGTGGTTGCCCAGGAACGTTAAATCTATAGGTTCCTATACCAGCACTAGTTGTACCTAATCCAACAACAGATGTACTTAATCTTATAGTAGAACGCCTTTCATTAATACAATCAAATTTAATAGTACCAGAATCATAACTTGCGGTTAATATACCAACCGTTCCATTATCAATAATACTGAGAGAAGTCTGAGTTAAATCAGCATAAAGTTGAGATATTGATACATCACTACCATTAACATTAACAATTGCTTCTGTATAATCTAATTCACCAGTAACATCATCCTTAGCAACAACACTAGCATAGAAAGCATTACAATTAGTATCAGCAAATTCCATAATATTTGATGTACTAACACCAATAGGAACTGCTACTGGATCTAATCCACCAACACCGTTGTTAACGAAGTATGGGGTGTTGATAAATCCAAATTGACCCGTAACAGGTGTAGTGTAAGTAGAAGGTACTGTGGGAGCATTTGGAGTAGTATCAGGATTGATCTTTATTGTTGCTGTACTTGAACTATCAATACTTACAATCTCAGTAAGTTCATTACCTAGAGTATCCTTTATTAGACCCAAACCAGATACTGTAGTACCGATTCCGACCAAAGAATCTGTAGTAGGAAGTCCATTTACATGCTTAAGACCAAGAAGATCAAAATCAGTTGTTGTTAGTGTAGTTCCACTAATAGTTGCTGAGAACATTGTTCGACCAGCACTAACAGAAACATTGTTACCAATTAAATCAACAGACCCAAATTCTTTTGTACCATCTGTAATATTATCAGTATTAAATGAAGTCTTAAGGAGTTTAATATCATGATCCTTATCAAACTTATCTGTTGGGGTAAATAATAAAGTTTTTCTCTTAAAGTAATCAACATCAGCAGAAAAATCACCCAATTTCATATTAGAGTAATCTAATGATTTCTCAATCAAATAAGCATTTTCTGTAGAAGTTAATACTATTAAATCACTAATCTGAATATCAAATGTATCAGCATCAACAATTTGAACCAAATAACGAGCATAATTTGTATTAAGTTCTTCTATTTCTGTAAATAAATCCTGTATTCCTTTACTTGAGAATCTTCCACTTATATCATCATGTATCAATACTCTATTTGTCTTACACTTACTATAATCTGTTAATTTAGCATTTTGGAAATCAACAAACTTAGAATCACGAGTATTTCCAGATTCTCTTGGTTCAAAATCAATACCAAGATCAAAATCATTAATAGTATCTACCCTTCTCTCACCAACCACATCAAGAACTAATGTTGGTGTAGTAAAGAATGTGGATCCAATACCAACACCTACTAATGTAGTTTCAACAACAGTATCTGCAAAATTCTTGAGTCCAGCAGGATGAACCAACCTATTAACAGGATCTACAATATCATCCCATGTTTTTTCACTCTTAATGGAGTATGATAAATTTTGGAAATAATCATTATTGGGTGTTACTTGGAAATCTTCGCTTAATTTACCAGTATTATCAGTCCACCCATAATCTTGTCTATTGGAATAATCAACATTAAATTTAGCGTATTGGTTATCAATACCAACAACAGTAGCACTAGTTCCTGAAGATTCTCCAGCTATTCTATCTCCAATTCTAAGATTATCTAAACCATCTACCTTAATATAATCATCTCTTGTTTCAGTAACAGTAAGATCACTCTTCACAAAAGGATTTCCTTGACTAACCAATAAATTTTCACTAATTGTAAATTCTGCTCTCTTTTGATCAGTCTCAAATACTGGATAATTCTTACGGTTAACTATATTAGCATATCCAGTCTGATATGTTTTAGCAATTCCTGGATTTGTAGTTAAACCAACCAAATCAAATTTCAGTACATCTGGGTTTGATGAATCATAAGATTTAACCTTTAAGAACTGATAATCATAATCTTCTGAGTTATATCCTGTTCCTTCTGTAGAAATACCAGCAGTTGAAGAAGTCTGAGTACCAATACCAGATTCCCAACCCATTAATATACCTTCAACAAATATTTCATCACCAGGAGCAAATGGTGGAACATCATATCCATTGATCGGTGTTTCCATTACACATCTGGCAACAGTGCCTTCTGTAGTCATAGAAACAATTCCTATACCATTAGAATTATTGATAGTAATAACTCTATGGTTTACAGAATCTAAACCTTTAATTGGTGCTATTACGTTAATTTCAGATATTCCTTGGTTAGGAACAGTTGCCAGTAATGAAGTAGTATCAACAACCTTTTTAGATTCTGGGTTGAATAGGATTACATCAGGAGCACTTAAATATTCTGCTCCAGGATTAATAACTTTAATAGACTCAATTACATCTAAATCATCAACTCTAACAATAGGTGAAATATATGCCTCAGGTCTTAAAGTTTTATCAGCAGAATATTCAAATCCATAATCAATAATTCTTAAGTTATTAATTCTACCAATAGATGTTGATAATGCCACAACATTAGCATTTTCACCATCAGCACTAGTAATAGAAGTAAATCCAGGTATACTCTTATAACTAAATCCTTCAGAAATTGTTTTTATAGACTTAATAGGTCCAACTATATTTCCAGATTTACTAGAATACTCAAATAAATCACACTGATTATCATGATATTCTAATACTTCAGGTACTGATCTAGGAGAAATCTTAAATGTTTCATCATCAACATCAAATACTCTAAATTCTCCACTATAAGCACTATCTACAAATCTGATTTCTGAATAATCATATACACCTGTATCAGCAGTACTAATATACCCATTATGCTCAAGAGCATAATATAATACCGATGGACAAGCAGTACTGAATCCAATTGATACAGCAGCACCAACTACAGGACTAGATGAGAATGTTCCAACACCAACAGTTCCAACACCAACAACACTAAATGATGCTTGAACAGATTCTAATGGGTCATAACTGGTAGCATTTACAAATTCATTCTTAAATTCTCTATCATAGAAGAATTTTAATTTATAATTCTCTAATGAGGTTGAACCAACTCCAAATGTTAAATCTGAATTTTTAACAACTGTAATTGGTGGGTTAATTAATGATAAAGTATGCTTATTATTGCCTTGTCCAGTTAAATCTACTATTCTAGGAGGAGTTACTATAGAATCTTTATATGTTTCACACAAATTAATAGTATTTGAGTCAATTGTATGGACATAATATGCCCCAACAGAAAGACCACCAACTAAAGACGATCCTGATATTATTTCCTGATTATCATAAAATACCTTAGTACCAGTCTTATATCCATGATCAGGTATGGTGATTGTATCAGTGTTTAATACAACTGCGGTAGCATTGAAACTAACTTCATTAATTAATAGTTTCTGATGCTCATCATTAAATGAAACAGTTAATGGAGCAGTGGATCCAATACCAACAGCAATGTTAGGGACAACATCTAAATCAATTAGATCACCTACTGCCAATCCATGAGTAGTTGTATTTGCCAATGCTACTTTTGTAGTAACTGTAGAAACTACTCTATCAATATTAGCAGTTAACTGATCATGATCAGATTCTATTAGATATTGATAATTATTATCACCATTACCAAAGAAGAATAATCCACTTTCGGTACTGGCAGCACCAACATTAGTAGCAAGACCAATATAATCAGTACCTTTATCTACAACATATAATTCTGAAATAGCGGTTGATTGGTCTGGAATATAGAATTGGTTTGATGCATCATCATCTCTACTAACCAAGAATGAAGTAGCAGTTAATGGTTTTGATAATTTAATCTTCTGCCCATTACTAAATGGATGACCTGGTAAGTAAATGCTTTGTTGAGGGACATTTGTAGTATTTGTAATCTCACCATACTCATAATCAATTACTGATCCACAAGTAGTACCTAAACCTACAGACTGATGACCATTAAAATGTACTAAGTCATTTAATTTTGAATCAAAATAATTAGATTTGACAGGAATACTTATTCTATTGTTTAATACATCTATCTCAGAACTATAAGTATGACCAATACCTGTTCCATATCTTTGTACCCTAATTATCTTTTCTAAACCATATAGGTTTAATACTTTAAGAGTTTCATCACCAACTCGTAAAGAACCACCAACAGATACAGTATTTGGTATAATATTTACGTAAATATCCTCAGTTTTTCCATTTGGATTATTATTGACAGTCATTGTCTTTGCTAATCCAATAATATCGGTACTAATACCAACCTTAAATGAGTTGTTTAATTTGTAATTAGCAGTACTTAATCCAGAAATTAATACAGTATCTTGATCATTTAACTCAATTTTTGGTAAAAAGTGTGCTTCAACTGTTTGGGCATCTTTCCAAATGAGAGTAGCATTCTCAAATGTAGTTAATTCAGTCTTAATATTAGAAACACCAATACCAACAATACGATCAACTTGACCTCTAGCACCACTACCACCAGTACCTTCATTATCAAATGAAGTAAAATCACCTACCTTATAATTTTTTCCACCATCTAAAACTTGGAATGTATCTACAACACCCCTAGTTACAGATTCAATAACTGATTTTTGTTTAATAATTTCATTAGATTCAATAATAAAATCATTATTCGCATACCTATCATTTACTTTATATGGTAAAGTATTTCTAGAAAGAGTTGAATTATTGAAATCAAATTTCTGATTTAAAGAAAGATTATCAGAAATAAATGGTGATCTATAGGTTTTTCCTATAAAATATGGATATTGTGGATTTTCATTTTCATCTAATGTCGCAAAATAAGCATAAACACCATTTGGAAACTCAGGTGTTTTACAAAATCTACCATTATATTTGTCTAAATCACCACTACCATCAAATTTATAATCATCAAGAAAATATCCAGAATCTTGCTCTGGGCGATCATACCAAGTGTTATCTTTAACATATCCAGATTTTAATCTCTTAACTTCACCAATATCATTTGGTACAGAATAACCAAAAGCACCATATATTGGATTTCCATCATATGCCCATCCTATTAGGGGTGAATGAGTACCTATACCAGCATTATTAATACCAGAGTCACCAAATTCATCTCTTAATGATTGGTCATATGCCTTTACTTCATATATTAAACCATCATCTCCACTAGGTTCTAAATGAATATTCATACCTCTCTTCTGAATATCATCTATCTCCAATCTTCTTATTTGTGGACTTAATAACCCGTTCTTTCCTCTAGGATCAACATAAACATTAGTATCAGTTGAAGAATATCCAATACCAGGATTAATAACAACAATATCATCCAATTTACCATTAGAGATAATTGGTCTTAATATTGCTCCATTACCAGTAGGACCTTCTATTTTTATATGTGGTAATGAGTTATATTCTTGACCACCATTAAGAACAATAATATCTAAAATCTTACCAGCATCTATAAATGCCTTTATTTCAGCACCTTTTCCATTTATTATCTCAACGTCAGGTTTAATAATATGATTAATAATGGATGAACCATAATTACTACCATTATCATAGGTGTATGCATCAATTATCTCACCTTCAATAATAGGAGTTATTTTTCCTTCATATGATCCAGTAACTGTTGTGGCAAAACTTACAGTAGTTTCTATTTTGATATCAGGGTATTTGAATATTTGATATCCAGTTCCAGTTGATCTTAAATCAACATATTTTCCTCTTTCAAAATCGGTTCTTGCTACACCAACAGCATCAGATTTTGCTAATCTAAAGGAATTAGCATCTATCTTAATAACAAGATATGACAATGAGGTATCCAATCCCTCAATAGTAGTTCCATCAGTCGAATATTCAACAATATCACCATCTCTAAATCCATGATTTACAAAATTAATAGTATCATAAGAAGTAGAAATTCCAGATGGACTTACTGGTAATTTTCTATATTGATAATCGTAACCAGGATTAATAACTTTTACAGAATTTAACGTATTTTTAGCTTCTGTTCTAAACTTATGAATACCAGCAGCAGTTGTTGCTGTAGAAAATCCTATAGTATTAATACCAGCTACACCAAATGTAGCCTCTTCAGGTCTCTTAAATAACCTAATTCTCTTTGGATTAAGTACCTTAACATAATAAGGTGCTCCATTTACAAGATATTCTGTTACGGTTGTTGCTGCTGATTTAAATGGTGTAATTCCAATAGCATCTTGACCATTCTTATTATAATAAATTAATTGCCCATCAACAAAATTATGCTCAGATTTGAATGTTATAGTCTCTTCTTGTACATCCAATCCACCTGAGAAGAAGATATCTCTACTATCAAACTCAACTTCTCTATATCTTGGTCCAACTACTGGTTGTAAGAAGCAATCCTTACCATTACCACCAGTCAATCTTACTGAAGAAACATTATCAATATCAAAATCTTGTGGATCTACCAATATTTCCTTAACATTTCCCCTAATAACTGGTTCTACAAGTGCTGTCGTACCAATACCAACAGTTCCATTTGGTTTTATAAAGGTATTAGCATTTCCTACTCTAATTTTAGGTGGATTAACTACATCATATCCTTCACCAGAATTATATACTTCTGTTTTTTCAATTGGTCCATAAGTTATAAAATCATCATTGGTGTTAGATCTTAATTGAACACCATTAATCAATAATCCAATATTTTTAGATTGTTTTTGCTCTTTTGAAGGTATATTTAAATCTTGACCAAGAGAAAATTTTCTTAAAATATTGTTTGGTATTATTTCTTTATTGTAATGATCTTCTAATGTAAATGTATGCGTTGCATTTGGATCTGATGGTTGATTAAATTCTTTAGCAGCATCTCTTTCAATCGCATTAATTGTATCATATAACCTTATAACCTTTTCAGTAGAATCTGATTTAACAAAATACTTAGATCCATTATTCAAACCAAGAAGTGGTTTGTCAGAAGTATAAATTATCGAATCTCCAGTACGGAACTTAACCTTCTCAGCAAACTTAATCTCTGTAAAATCAATCTCAACCCCTGTTAGAGCATTAATAGTACCTGTTTGTATATTAGGAGGTGCTCCAGATGGAATAGTGCCATTTAATGGTTCCTGATTGATCTTATGACTTGATAATGAGTTAGAAGCAGCATATCCAAAATCATCCCTATCAACATAAACATTTAAAGTATCCGCAATAATCTTATTAGTACCATCAGACAACTTTATTGCATTAGGATTTCCAGTATCATAATTTGCTTTCCTTAAATTCCTTCTTATATCATAAAATACAGAAGAATGTGGTTCATTAGCAATATAGTTAACACCTTCTCCAGTAAATACATAATCACTATCAATCCTCTTAACTATACCACCACCAACTCTAATATTAGTTCCTCTGCGAATAATATCAAAACTATCACCAACCTTTAAACTAGACTTATCAATTTTACTTAAAAAGGTAAATGATGTTGTACCACTATTAATTGATCCATTTATTTCATATCTAGAACTTGTATTATAAATCCAAGAATTAGCAAATATTTGTTTATATGATTGAGTAGTTTCTGATGGATTTTGAATAAATTCACCTACATTCTTTACAGTTATCTCCTGTCTTTCTGAAATTAATGCTATATCAGACTCTGGAACAAAATCAGATACTACTCCAGTAATTCTTAAATCAACTCTCTTACTTAAATCACCATTTTCATACCCAAATATAGTTTCGGTTGATCTTAAATCACTAGCAATTCCAATATTACCAGTTATATCACTACATCCAAAGAATTGATTAACTGTTTTAGAGGTATATGTAATAATTCCAACATTACCATCAAGATAATCTACTGTAAAGTTACCAGTCTGCCCAAATCCAATAGTACTATCTACCGAAACAATAGATTCACCAGGAACAACTTGCTCCAATACCTTTGTTTTGCCAGGTATAGTAAATGTACCTTCTATTAAATCTTTATCATTAAATCCTACAAAAAGAGATAATTTATAATAAAGTTTATTATCTCTAGTTAAAACTTCAACTTCTGATACTGAAGCATTAGTTCTTAAATCAGTTGATTTAAATATTGTTTGTCCAACTAAATTTTGAGCTTCACCATTAAGAGCATCAGCAATAATAATTTCTCTACGAATATATTCAGCACTTGATGGTTTAACCAAACGTTCTTCAAGATCTATAACTTCTGCTTCAACACCATATAATACTTTAAAAAGTATTCTAATCGATTCTGCAATACCTTTTGATTGGTAAAATGATCTAGCATTCTTTATAAAATTACCAACATCAATACCATCAGCAAACTTATTATCTTCTAATCCAGGTAAAAATGTCCTCTTTATCTTCTTATAGAACTCTTGTAAGAATAAAACACTAAGATTAGTAACTGTAGATTCGTTAGCATGACCAGAGGCATTGGTATCCTCAAATACTAAATGCTCACTATTAACATGATCTAAAGATGATGATATACCAACATGATGCCCAGTAACTCCACTAAATCCACGAATACATCCAGTAAAACTAGTATCTGTTTTTCCAGTATATGTAATAATTTCATTATCAATCTTTAAAAGACCATATGAAGAAGGAAATCCCTTAGTAGAATTAACTAGAATTTCTGTTTCAGTTATGACTACTTCTTTAGTTAAAGTAGTAGTTCCAGTAATAACTTCAGGAACTAAATTGTCAACTTTAATATACCGATCAAGATTATCAAGTAAATCTGCGTTAGCACCTTGATTTTCTTGGGAAATGTAGTAAGTTTTTAATAGTTCTGTAGCTAATGGAAAATCAGCAACCACAAATTCGGGTAGCTGACTCTCAATAATCCTATTTACTTGAACTCTCTTCTCAAATTCTATACTCATTCTACTTTCTTTCTAGTGTTCCGTTAGAATAACTTGAAGTGTAATAATCTCTGGAGAATACAACGCCTGATACATCTTCACCCGAAGCAATTACATCTTTAACCATATTTATCGTACTATTAGATGTATCAAATTTTAGGTATAAATCCTTCAATCCAATAACATCATTAGAGTCAGGAAACGCTTGAATTTCAACTAGATTGTTAGCAGCAATTGTAGATGTTATGTTTATAGTGTTAAGTATGATTTCACCCTTTTTATAATCAACTATACCAATATCCTTGGCAACGATTTTCATTTGATCGTCAGTATCCTTAGAAACAATACAAATAACACCCTTTTCACTATTATCTAATTTACCATTTTCATTGGTATTTGGAATATCAGTCAAATAAACAACCTTTTTCCATCCAGAAATATAGAATCCAGTACTCTTAATATTATATCCTTCTGGATTAATATGGAATTTATTACCAAAACACAGTTCATATTGAGCAAATTGATTAATTAATGCCTTCAAATCTCTTCTAATTTTCACTTTTGTAATGTTAGAGGTGATTCCATCATCAACCCTATCAATAAGTTGATTAATTTTACTATATTTAAATCTACCACCAAACTTATTAATATCCACTGTATTACCATAAGTCTCAAGTGAATTTATTATTAATGATTTAAGTGTGGCAGAATCACTAACTTGTGAAGTATTGTAGTAAACCGTTGAATCAATCTCAACATATAGCATTTTAAGATCAATAATTTCAGAGTTTATACCAGCAATAGCGTAACTCTTTAATTTATTTTTAATCTGTTGCTTATCAAAATCAGAGACATAAGTACCATTTTTTGGTTTAATACTGATCTGTACCTTACCAAATTGTGGAGGTGATAGTTCTTCTCCACCAACAACAGCAATTGATTCAGTCGCAGGGTAGATTGTCTTGATTATTGCCTCATAATCCCTTGGTGTAACCGCCCTGTACTGTGCCGAATACAGTCTAGGAGCCAAATACTTGATTGATGCTATATCTTCGTTGTAGGAACCGTTACTGGCAGGTCTGACAGTTGTTACATCTACAGCAGCGATTGGTCTTATTAGAACACCATCAGGTCTACTAAATGATCCTTGGAAGTCAAAAACACTTGCTCCATTACTAGTAGGACCATTACTAACAATGTACTGAACAGTAATAATATCATCATTTGTTAGTTGCTTACCAAAATATCCATCACCAAACAATATTTCAACTCTTTCATCCTGAATTTCTTGTAATAGATAAATTTCAGAATCCTTATTTAAATTTAAAATATTATCAACTTTTTTAAATTCTCTACCAAGACTACCAATTTGAGAATTTTGTACATTTACCTTGATTGTTGAAGTATCAATTTGAGCATTATCTAAGATAAATTTCTGATCAGAAGGTATTCTAGCAACAAAATTACTTGTTAAATATGTACCTTGAATGACGTCTACCTCAAAATCAGATACCCTATTCCCTGAAGCATCAGTATATACTCTAGATGTTACTGGGGTTGTTATTGAGAATCTATATGTTGTATCATTTGCACTACCAACACACACTAAACCAGGATTTAGCGTAAGATGAGTGATTGTAGCAGTAGTATCTTCTATTCTTGCTTGAAAACTTATAGTTGCTTTTGATGAAGTAACGGAACGAGGAACATATCCAATGTTTCTTGCTAACGAAACTACATTTTCTCTTATAGTTGCTGAGTCTAAAAATACCTCATTTACTGCCAAATTCGCATTAAATGAGTTAATATACGTATTATATGCTAAAGTATCAATTAAAACAGAGAAATTTGATCCTTCAAAGTCAAAATCAGTGAAATTTGAGTTTGATTGAAGATAATTTCGTATTTGTGTCTTAATTTGACCGAAATCAAGGTCGGAAAACTGTGTATATGGCATTATTTTACCTAGTTGGTTCTAATATAAAGGTAAATCTCTGCCTTGGGAGAGGAATACCTAGAATATCATAAAAAACAGTCACTTCAAATGCATTACGATCAGGTGATCCAACGAGTTCTATGGATACATTTCCCACTCTAGGTTCAAAGTTACGTAAAGTTGTCTTAATTTGATCCTCAATTACCATTATTGTAGTATTTGAGTAGTTTTCAAACAAACTTCCACGTATATCAGTACCTAAAATGGCATTAAAAAACCTTTCTGTAGGTATTGTTTCTACTAAATTACGAACAGAACGCATAATAGCACGTTCATTCGTTAAAACAGGCAAATCTTTCGTAACAGGATGAGGTATGAAAGATAAACTTATGTCTTTAAATCCTCTAGATTGTCGTTTTTCTATTATCAAGATGGTTTATTTAGTATTACCTCACTTTATTTATACTCGATTTTCTAATTTTGTAAAATAGGTGCTATTTCCTCTCCAAAATCCTGAAACTGTATCTTATTTGAAGGAAATTCTTCAACCCAACCAGTCATTATGTACTTATTTCCACCCATTGGAGGGTTTCCACGGTGTGTATGAGTCCAAGGTGCTGGAAAAAGCACGAATTTACCTCTTTCTGGTGTAATGCGGCATTGCTGATATAGAAATTCCGTTTCTCCACCATCAAAATCATCATTTAGGTATAATAAAGTGACTAATTTACGGTAAGGATCCTCTGGATCAGAGTCATGATGCCACATATGATATCCTTGAGATGGACGAGTCTTCTGAAACTTAGCATATTTAAACTCAAAAGAGCGAGTATTCAAAATAGGATACTTTTTATAGTATTCTTGAACAGCAGCAAGCACTATACTATGCCATTCTCTAAAAACTTGTGTAATTGAATGTGTAATTTCATCTACTTGTAGTAAACCATTCACGTTTACTTGTTCATCTTCAACTATGTTTCGATTACTTCTAGGTCCTACAGCACCAGCGTCTACTAGTTTCTCATAGTAATCAATCAAATAATCACAATCAATATTGGAATGAAACTCTGAAATAAAGTTGTCATGATGAATGACGTTAAAAAAGGGAGAATTATTCATCTCCCTTGCCCTCTATACTTTTTACGTGCCGAATTACGAGACGATGCTGCGTATTTCGTATGCTTTCCTGTTCCTTGCCGAGTCTTCTTCGGGGTTGCCTGTATGTAATCACCAGTACCGAATCCACCCATTTTTGTTTTAACTGCCATTAGTCATCCTCAATCATTTCAGTTTTTATAGAAGTTGGATCAGGCACACCACAGTTATAAAACTGCTGTGCCAAATCCTCTGTTTTATCAAAATACTCCTCTTGGGTTAATCCCTCAAAGGCAATCTTACCATCAATTAGAATATTATAAAGAGTCATTAGATTACCCTAGTCTTCTCATGACCTACACGAACACGAGGATCACACCAGATTTCAAAACCTGCCTCCTTCGCATCTAGGCAGAACGAAACGTCCTCGCCACACATATCCTGTACTTCACCACTTTCAAAGACTTGCATCTTAGGAGCGAACCAAGGATAAGGCATTTGCTCATGCTCAAATACACCATTCTTAATAAGTAACCATCCAAACCCTGTATAATCCACGGTAAATGGTTTCTTTCTTTTCGAGATGCTTTCGATGGTTTCATGATTCATAACCCCACCATTCGTGCGGAAATCATCTTCTTCTAACCAATGTGCTACCGAGGTGGTTTTGCCGTCTTCAGTACAATACCAACCAGCAGCAAGATCTTTCTCCATTAATAGCACTTGCCAAAACTTCTCAGAGTTGAATACTATATCACTATCAATCCATAACTGATAATCATATTGTAACTTGCCGTCCCAAGGTTTCTGATTCGGTCCTCTCAGTACATTCGCACCGAGACATTTGCACCGAGCGAAGTTCACCATAGAGGAGTAATCCTGTGAGATCTGTATCGAAGCACCCGCCTGGACAAGATCGAAGCATAACTGTACAAAACTTTTTAAAAATGTATATGAGACTCCACGACCAGGTAAACAGAATACTACTGTTTTACCTTTGATGAGTTCTTTTGCTTTCTCAAAATCCCACTCTGCTTCTTTTTTTACCACAGGGGATTTCGCCTTAACTGTAAATCCTTTAGCCATAACCTACGTAATGTTATACCAATATTATATCCCATTATGTAGTCTATGTCAACTTAAACATAGGTTACGGATAACAACATCCTATCCTTTGTATTAGTGGGTGTTGAGCTACTGTGAAGAACTGAACCATCAAAAACCAACAACCGATTTTTCACACTATCAACCCTCTCACCTGTTTCAAATTCAGTAAAACCATCATTAGTATTCATATAGATTAATGCTGTTTTACAAGTTTCTCCGTGATCTATATGTCTATCATGTATAATTTGTTTTCCTTGATTCACATATAATAACACTCTTGCCCTGAATAAAAAGTCTACTTCCAGTGCCTCAAACAAATGTACAAAGTTATCATAGAGGGGGCTTTCTATTCTATACGCATGAAATAAACTATGTACAAAGTAATAATGATCTAAGTTTGCTCTTGGATCTTCAAAATTAGTTGCTACCTGATGTTGAAATAACCAAGGAAACTGTGTACCAGTTATAATACTATACAGGTGATCATAATATTCCTGTTGTAAAAAATTATCAATAACTTGCATCTTCTGCTATACCATCATCAAGTTCAATCTCTTCATATGTTAGTTCATCTTTAAAATATGACTGATATATCCTTCCCCATATCAACTTAAACTCATATTCATCAAGATCCTTGAAGAGACACTCTCCTCTTAGATAGATGTGATACGTACTAACTTTCTGTGATAATGAGTTCATCGCCATCTGTTTTAAACTTCAATTCTGTATCTTCAAACCAACCCTGATCATTAATAGCCCATTCAGGGATTCTTATATAATACTCACCAGATACTGTATCAACTTCTATGGGGCGTTTGTCCTCTGGATTATTTTTTAGCATTATGTGGTATTCTGTTTTTCCATTATATATTAAAACTTAATAATTCGCAAGTCAACCCTGTGGGCGTTTTTACACAGCGAAAAAAAATTTGAGTTCCATTGTAATATTGACCTCGCTTCCGTAACACTTTATAGCTTAGGGGATCCATTCGTTTTCAGGGCGGCACGGGGGGCGAACGCCCGACCCCCAACAACTGTGCCAATTCACGAAGTGGCACTACCTTCTAAGATCATTGCACGTCTGTCTGCTCTGTACTGTGCCTTAGCACGAACTATTACTGCATCCAGGTCTTTGACCATACACTTCCCAAGACCTCCTGCTTTGGTAAATGTCATGCCGCCACCTGACGACGCTCTCAGAACATGCCCCTTGATATTTGTATCAGTTGCTCTTACTGTTCCGATTGCTCTATTCATAGAGTGTTTTTGTTTGGTACTCAC